TTAATGCTTTGACGTGGTGTGCCTTCTAAGGGTAAGAAATGACGCGCACTTTTACCCGCATCTTACCCTTAGCCTTACCCTTGACTCTCTCAATACTTCTCTACACTTACATACTTTAGTTAACCTAAGGGTAAGACGATCCGGGGGGATGGGGGGTACCGTGACGCAAGAGGAGGAAAAGAGGGGTTTTCTCTTATTTCTTACCCTTACGTTAACTAACATCGTTAAACTCGCGGAATCATTGGTGTTTTCAAGGGTAAACCCATCTTACCCGCACCATTAACTAAACCACTCAAGTAGACGGAATTGTTCAGGTTTCCAAGGGTAAGGCCGATCTTACCCTTTCTTACCCTTAGACTTTTGACCTTGCTGCGGCCGTAGCAACTCATAGCAAGGCCTAGCTACTTCCCGACCTGGTAGAGCCCGGCTTTGGCGCCGTACTTCTTGATCGCCTCTTCCTTGTTCATCTGGACAAGCTCACCACTGCTTGCCATGTCGTCTAGAGTCTCTCTAAGGGCACGGATCGGGCCTCGCTTGTCCGTTTGGAAGTCAACGAGGGGAAGGCACCGCTTCTTGACAAAGCGATAGGGCACCCAAGGGGTTGTAAGCAAGGCGTCGGGTATGCAGCCGATAGCAGAACGCTTTGCCCTCGGTAGGTGTGCCCAGTCACCCACTACCCTAAGCACGTGGAAGTCTAGGCGCCCTGTGCTTTCGCCGATGGCCCCCGTGGAATAGCGATCCAACACGTCCGCAAGCTCACGCCTCACCCATGCTAGCGCCCACTCTACGCACTCCATAGTCACGAGTGGGTTGGACGGGTTCAGGCCAACGGCTACGAGGGCAGACAGCTTAAGGGCTTTGAGGTGCGCTCTATTCCACAGCTGGCGATCCACCTCCCCGCTATTCCCATTAATGTGTGCGTCGGCTTCCGTGTCGAAGGCCTTAAGTATCACCTTTGCCCTGCCCTCACAGGGGACGCTACACACGCTAGAGTTTTGCTGCATAGCTAGGCACGTCGCCGCTATTGTGGCGAGGGCGTTGACGAGGGAAGGATCGGGCGGTAAGCCTGGCGTTTCGTTAGTGGGAGGGCGATCCCCTTTGTATTCGATGATGCTAAAGCGAGACACAAGGCCCTCGGCTATGTGCCTCGACGTGAGGCCCTCAAAGAAAGACTCTGGCGTAGCCTCACCTAGCAGTGAGACGCTAGGCCCGTGAATGATCTTGGTGTTGCGTTCCTTGTCGCTGTAGACGCTTTCTCGTAGCACGCTCTTAGCGCCGCTCTTACCAAACAGGTCTAGTAGCATACGCCTCAGCATAACAACGGCACTGTTAGCCCTTGGATCTGTGATCTGCTTTAGCGTGAAACCGAACTCGCCTAGCACAGAGAGAAACACGGGCCTTTCGTCCAGGGTGCGCGCCAGTGCCTGGCCCGAGGCAAACGCGCCCGGTCCAATGAAGGTATCAATGGCGGGCACCTGAGGACGAACGGCCGCAACTAGGCGATCTATGCCCGAGGCGGCGCCCTCTTTGCCCGCGCCAGTCTTAGCAACGATCACGAGGTACTGATTAAGACCCGTGCCGCTGAAATTGTAGGCACGCCCGGTAATGCCTGCCATGAGTGCAACAGAGGCACACAGGGCGATCTCTGACACAGGCTTGATAGAGCTGCTGTAAATGTAGCGGGCCAGGTCACCAATCAAGCCGGGCGGGTAGGGTAAAGGGGGCTGTAGCTGCTTTGTTGGTGCTGGCGGTTCAGGTGCTGGCGTAGGTGCTGCTACTTCCACGGGTGCGAGGGGCTTAAGCTGTATGTCGGCCGCAGGTACCTCACTCGCACGGATCCGCCTGAGGCAACGATCCAAGTACTCCGTGTGCGCCTTCTCACGCTTCCCGAGGCCCGACATAAGGAAGAGGCGGCGCACCTGTTCGTTGCTCTTGCTGTAGAAGCAAAGGATAGACAGCAGGGCAAAGTCCGCCTCTGACTGACTGGGGTAGCCTAGATCCTGCCAACGCCCATTACACAGGGCTACGAACTTTTCCCCATTGTCGGCGCATGTAGCCCTCTCTAGCAGTTCGGAGTCATCTACAGTGCAGGCTACCTCTACCAGCTCGATCTCAGTACGTGACCGCATTTCTTGAGATAGGGACATCAACATGCTTTGGCAGTCGATGATCGGGGCGTTCCTTATGACGTTGCCCGTGCAAATCATGTAGCGGGCGCTGCTGTAGGCCTCGACGCTTCCCCTGTGCAGACCCGCAGGCAAGGCGCCCCTTACTACGATGTGGAAACCGCACCCACTGGCAGATCGTTCGGTGTAAGAGGGGAACGCGTGCAGGATCGTATCGTGAAGTTTCTGGGTTGCCTCGTCTAGCTGACCTGTTTTGTTGTCCAGGTCTATGATGGCGTAGGGATCGGCGGCCGTTAGAACGAAGCCGACGAAGGGGGCGCCGCTTGCGGCTGCTTGCTCAAAGGTTCCCCACGTGCGAGGGTCCACAACAGAGGCGGGGATATAGCTAACGGGATGGTAAGGGCGTTTGTTTTGGTCGGCTGCAACCCACTGATTTAGCACCCGCATTTCTGCGGGTATGTTTAACAGCATAGCTATAGCCCTATCTTTCGGGCTGTGAGGAACTCATAAAGGTTCTGGACCGTGTTGACGCCCGGATTACGAAACGCCCCCCGCTTGAACTTGCAGAGCCAGTGATAGCCGATGCCCGTAGATTCCGCGATTTGTATCAGGGTTAGAGGGGTAGTCTCTAGGAGCTTGACAGTTTTTCGGTGTAGCGTCAGTGTCGCGTTTCCCATGGTGCAAGAATTACCACGGCTGCCGACGGTGCCGCAATACTTTCGCGGAAAGTATTTGACTATTGTACTAGGATTATAGTACCTTGACCGCGATGGTAACACGTGAGGCCCTAGGGCTCTTAGAAGAGTGGCAAGCCCTCGTAAGAGAGGTAGAGAAAATGCGCACACCGTGCGCCGACGATCCCGCCGCAGGGGTTTCGGCACGGGAAATGCAGCTACGGCGCCAACTTGCAGAGATCGCCTTTTCCAACCCTGAGGAAGGCGCCAACGATCAAGAGTTGGCGGCGGGCTTCATCCTGCGTCTGACCTACGCCCTTACACGCAAAATAGATTGGCCCGCCTTGCAGGCCACCCGGGAAGAGTTGGCGAGCATGGGTGTATCTCTTGACGGTCTAGTTGAGATGAAGCCAACGCTAAGGGTAGCTGTATATAAGGCGTTACCTGCGGCGGCTAGGCGAGTGGTCGACAACGCGTTGACGATCTCGCCTGCGGCGCCCCGCCTTGAAGTTGTCCACAAGAAAGGTTGATCCTATGCCAAAACCAGGAACCAGCGGCGTCTGCTGTTTTTGTCTTGCTAATGAGGATGACGAAGGAGCATGCGCTAAAAGTCCAGACGGATCCCATTGTGAACATTGGTGGGACGGATCTGACGATGATGTAGGAACATCAAAGTCACGCTTGAAAGTCTGTGAGGAAAAGCGTGCCCTCTAAGATCCACACGCCGCAACACCTGGACGCCGCCGCTAGACGTTTCCGGTTTCGTTGCTCACCCCGACCGCAAGATGGGCGCTGCTGCCTGTGTGGGGATGTGGGGTTTGCCTTCCTGCCTTGTCCGAGGAACCAGCGAGGACAGGACGCGGGCTTGCACTGTCCACACTGGCTAGAAGTACCTGGAGCCCGCGAAGAGGAGAAAGGACTAGCAGACCATGACGGAAGCGATTACCGTTCGAAGGATGCAGCTACTAGACACAAAGCAACGTCTAGAGGGGAAGCTAAAGCTAGAGCACAGGGCGAAAAAACAGCCCTAAAAGAGAGGCAGTTTGCCAGCTTACACGGCGCCCGCGTAAGGATTGCCCAGCTTAACGAGCTACTGCAAGACGTGAAGGAGGATCTAGGGTGCCGCTGAACTGGACAACAACTGACCAAAGCAGCGTCTTAAATGGCGTCAAGATGCTGGTCTATGGGGAAAGCGGGATCGGTAAAACGGTACTGTGTGGGACTTCCCCAAGCCCTGTCATCCTCTCAGCAGAGAATGGTCTGCTATCCCTAGCCAGATATCGTTACCCTGTGCTAGTGATACGGTCACACGCCGATCTTATGGACGCTTACCGCTGGTTAGCGAGTTCAGCAGAGGCAAGCCGAGTAGAAACCGCTTGTGTCGACGGTGCTAGTGAGATCGCGGAGGTGCTGCTAGCTCAACACAAGGCCGCAGAGAAAGACCCACGCAAGGCATATCTAGCCGTGCAGGAAACGATGCTGTCTGCCCTGCGTGCTTTCCGAGACTTGCCACGCCTTCACGTGCTCATAACTGCCAAAATGAGTTACGAGAAAGACGAGGCTACAGGGGCGTTTAAGTATGTGCCCAGCATGCCAGGCCGACAACTTGGGCCTCAGTTGCCCTACCTATTCGATGAAGTGTTCAGAATGGGGATCTGGCAGGATCCCGCCTCCAAGCAATCACACAGGTTTTTGCAAACCGGGAAGGATCCGCAGTACGACGCGAAAGATCGGTCGGGATTACTCGACCACATGGAACCCCCTAACATCTCAGCAGTGATCCGAAAAATCAAAGGAGAGAAATAACCATGTCTGTATGCAATTTCGATGCTACGCAGGTCCAGCCGCAAAAGGCGTTCGAACCCGTTCCCGCAGGGTGGGTTGTGGCCAAGTTGATCGCCTCAGAGTTGAAGGCTACGCAGGCGGCGGGCGGGTCCTATGATGCCTTCGAACTGGAAATCATTGAAGGCCCCCACGCAGGGCGGAAGCTCTTTGACCGCCCCACCCGCACCAATGCCAATGACGTTGCCGTGCGGATCGGACAAGAGCGGCTTTCGGCCTACTGCCACGCTACGGGCGTCCTGCATTTGCAGGATACGCAGCAGCTTCACGGCATCCCCGTGTGGGTCAAGGTTGGGATCCGCAAACAAGACGGCTACGAGGATTCAAACGAAGTCAAAGCCGTGCAGAAGATCACCGATACGCCGAAGGGTTGCCAGCCTGCGGGCAGTGGCGCAGCACCTGCGGCGGGTTTCAACGGTCAGCAGTTCACAGGGGCGCCCGTTTCGCTGCCCCCACAGCATCCCGTGATGCAACAGCCGCCGGGCATGCCCGCGCAAGCCACCTTCGCCCCGCCGCCCTCCTTCGGTGGCATGCCCCCAGGAATGCAGCAAGCAGCCCCCGCGTGGGCTGGCCAGGCGCCCGCCCCGCAGGCGCCTCAGTTTGCCCCGCCGCCCTCGGCACCTCCCCCGCAAGCTCCCCCGCCGCCAGCCCAACCTGCACAGCCGCAGTATAAAGTGGGCGATATCGCCAACGGTCACCAACTCACGCCGCAGGGCTGGCAGCCCTTGCCCGCGGGCGGCGCCCCACAGCCTGCAAACCAGGCGCCTTGGGGAGCTAGATAGCTAACGTTCCTAGGCTGTGACAGTGGCCTAGGAAGCGTTAAAAGCTGTCAAGGGCGTGGCGGATCCTTTATGCCACTGCGGTAGGATGCCAGGCGTCGAAAGCGACCACGCCCCCTATGGACTTCACACCATTAGCTAAACCCATTGTTGCTACCGAACTCGTTAACCAGATCTATGGTGCTATAGCTAAAGACGAGGGTGCAACCTACCGGCAACTTTTGCGAAAGTGGATCGCGCAAGCCGAGGACGCGTACAGGGGGAAGGAGCATCCTTTTAAAAAACGGCTAGGCGCCTCGACTATCGGCGAACGTTGCGAGCGTTTGATCTGGTACTCCTGGCATTGGGCCGTAAGAGAACAAATGCCCCCGCGTCTGCTGCTGCTGCTTAACCGAGGGCATCTAGAAGAGGCTCGCTTTTCCGCCCTGCTAGAGCTTATCGGCGTCCCCCTTCAAACGAAGGACGCCAACGGCAAGCAATATGCGATCAACCTACTAGACGCCAACTATGGCGGAAGCTGTGACGGTCTAGCCGTTTGGCCCGTGGGCGGCTACCACATCGTAGCTGAACTGAAAACCCACAACCGTAGCAGCTTCGAAGATCTGGCTGGGGACTTGAAGGAATGGCGGGCACACTGTGAGGGGCGGGGAGCTTTCACGGGCAAAGGCGTAAGAGCCAGCAAATACAAGCACTACGTGCAGGCCCATGTCTATCGGTCGGGCTTTGGTTGTGACGGCGCCCTGTACATGGCTATCTGTAAGGATACCGACGATCTCTATGCCGAGTGGCTACCGATGGATCCCGCAACGCCCGACGAGGCCCTGAGGAAAGCGGAAAGAGTGATCTACGGTAAAGAGATTCCGGCGAAGATCAACGCGTCCCCCGGGTGGTATGGCTGCAAGTTCTGCAAGGCTAAGGGTATCTGTCACCTCGGGCAACAGGCCGAAAGAAACTGTAGGACGTGCAAGCATGGGCGGACCATGGATCACGGGTATTGGCTTTGCGGTTTGCACTCCTCGGCGGCCGTCCCCCTTTTACTTGACGAGGATCAACAGTTGATCGGGTGCCCTGAACACAGCTACCTTCCCGGCCTGTGATGCAGCCTCGTGATTATCAGGCCTTCGCTATAGCTAGCATCTTTCGCTATTTCGAAGGCGGCGGGAGGGGTAACCCCGTTGTAGCTATGCCCACGGGCACGGGTAAGTCGGTTGTCATTGCGGGTTTCATCGCGGAAGCCTTCCGTCGCTACTTTGGCCTACGGATCCTAGTCCTCACCCACGTTAAGGAGCTGATCGTTCAAAACCACGCTAAGATGCTGGCGGTATGGCCTGCGGCGCCTGCGGGGATCATCTCTGCGGGCCTCGGGATAACCAACATCGGCGCCCCGATCACGTTCGCAGGCATAGCCACCGTAGCCAAGGCGCCACACCTACTAGGACATGTCGATCTCGTCATCATCGATGAGTGCCATCTAGCTAGTCCGAAAGAGGGCACCATGTATCAAGAGCTACTAGGGGAGCTGAAGAAATCAAACCCCCTAGTCAAGGTGATAGGGTTGACGGCCACACACTACCGCCTCGGGCAAGGCCCTTTGACTGAGGATGGCGGGATCTTTACCTCCGTAGCTTGCGACCTAACCACGTTTGAAAGCTACAATTGGTTTATCTCCTCGGGCTATCTGTCGATGCTCGTGCCTCGCCCGATGCGGACAGAACTCAACACCTCGGGCGTGAGTGTGCAACACGGTGAGTACAATCTAAAGCAGCTACAGCTTTCCGTCGATAGAGCCGAGGTAACCAAAGCAGCTCTAGAAGAGGCGATCCACTATGGCCATGATCGCCGCCACTGGTTGATCTTCGCCTCGGGTGTTGAGCACGCCGAACACTGTGCCGAGGCCCTGAACATCCTAG